AAACCCACCAGCGCCTCCAAACATCCTGCCATTACCAGCATCGTTAACAGATGCGCCTCCTCCTCCACCTGTACCACCCGACCCAGCCTGAAGAGTTGTATTACTACTCCCAGAGTAAGCGGCTCCTCCACCACTGCCGGGGCCACCGCTACCAGCCGTTGACCAATTGCTATACCCATAAAACCCATATCCCGCAGTGCCTTTCAAGGAACAATTGACAATGTCAAAATATGATTCAGGCTCAAGTGCTTTGCTTTGTGCGGCGATTGACACGTTATACCCATAACTAGAACCCGCGTTGGAAGCCATAAATCCATAATAATCTCCTCCACCTCCTTTGTAACCCATACCTATGGCTTGACCATTGCTAACTTGACCAAGATAATAGTTTTGATAACTTGCACTAAATGTTAATTGAGGATAGCCGTGCGACCCGCCCCCGCCACCAGCGGGACCGTCCAACGCATCAAACAATCCACCGCCACCTGTTGCAGTTCCAGTAGTAGGGCTAAAAATATTACCGTTAGAGTAACTGCCAATTAAATTATTGCCACCGCCGTTACCAAGCCAACCACCTCCACCAGTGCCATTTATATTAGTAATACCGGGGGATGAAGCAAAACCACCACGACCGCCAGTACCGTAAGGTGAACCAGAGCCGCCGCCACCACCACCTCTACAGTTAGTGCCACCTGCTGTCGCCGCGTCACCGCCTATTCCACCACTGTATGTAATAGCCCAAGCCGCACCAGATGAACTACCAGCGCCAGCAGAACCGCCAGTTGTGCTAGTTGCCGCCGCCAAACCGCCACCCGTAGCAGTTAGGAAAGTGCTAAACGAAGAAGTACCGCCTGCTGTTGCGGCTCTGGTGCTAACTGCCAAGTTTCCAACACCACCAGTGCCAACGGTTACTGTGTAGCCCGTGCCGGGAGTTACATTAATAATCCCCATTGCAAAACCGCCGCCACCACCACCGCCAGCGCTTCCAGCGTTAACAGCGCAACCACCACCACCACCAGCACCCCACACAAGCACCATAACCTGCGTAACACCGGGAGGGGCTGTAAAAGTACCGCTTGAAAAGAAAGGCAGAACAGCATTAAAGCGTTGAGCCAGAGGTTGGAAATTGCTTAAATTACTCATTAGATTACTCTCCAAGTTGAACCGTTGTAAACGAAAGTTGTTGCCGCGCCATTGACTGACAATGTCATATCTTCCGAAGCACTCATAATAGTTGACCCGTTACGAGCAACTGTTAATGGGTACACACCAAAAGAACCAACACTGTCCACCACCTGAACAGAAGCACCAGTAGCGGGCGTTGCAGGAAGTGTCAATGTCCAAGAACCAGCGTTTGTATTTGCCAAAATATTATCGCCTGATACGGCTGTGTAGTTTGCAGTTTTTGCGTTAAAACTACCACCACCTGATGCGGTTTGGAATGTTGGTGCTACTCCAGCACCATTTGATGTTAAAACTTGTCCCACGGTTCCAACCGCAGTTGCTGATGGAGCGGCTCCTGCGCCACCACCATAAAGAATTCCATATTGTGTTAGCAAGCCAGATGAAGCCCATGCGCTGGTGCTAGAGAAATAAGGAATACCACCAGAAGTTCCTGCTACCGTTAAGGCTAAAGTGCCTGCACCAGTAATAGGTGAACCAGCAACCGAAATTATTCCGCCAGTAAATGACTGCGCCACGGATGTGACCGTACCGCCAGAACCAGTCGCGGCAATTGTGATTGATCCACTACCATTTGTAATAGTTACACCAGAACCAGCCGTCAGCGTTGTTTTTGCTAACGTATTACCTGTGGTGTTTCCAATAAGCAATTGACCATCGGTATAAGTTGTTTGACCAGTACCGCCGTTGGCAACAGCCAAAGTTCCTGCCACCGTTACAGCACCAGAAGTTGCCGTAGAAGGAGTCAAACCAGTTGAACCAAACGATATGGTGTTAACCGCAGTTTGGGCGGCGTTTGATGCCAACAAAGTCACAACGCCAGAACTGTTCTTGGCGTACAACTTCATGTCGGCAATGTTTAGTCCTAACTCGCCATTAGCAAGATTTCCAGAAGTTGGAACAGCCGAAGCCGTCGTGCTGTAATACAGCGAAATTGGGGTGAAGCCTGATGCCGCCATTAGAAAGTTCCTCCAGAAATGCCAATATAAGTAGTGGCAGTCACAGTCGTAAATGCACCTGTTGATGTAGTTGTTGCACCAATTGATGTACCGTCAATTGTCCCACCAGTAATGGCTACAGCGCCAGCACTTTGTGTAGACATTGTTCCTAAACCAGTAATTGCTGAGTTTGGAATTGTTGTAGATGCAGTAAATGCGCTGGTTCCGTTGCCAGAGATATAACCAGTCAGCGTTGTAGCACCAGAACCACCGTTTGCTACTGGAAGGGCTGTACCAGACAAAGTTACAGCCAAAGTTCCACTAGAGGTAATTGGAGAGCCAGTCACCGACAAGAATGCGGGAACAGTCATGGCAACTGATGTAACCGTGCCACCAGCGGCTGGGGTTGCAGAGATTGTGATACCACCAGCGGTGTTGCTGATGCTGACGTTAGTTCCTGCTGTCAGGGTAGCCAGCGAGTAGCCAGAACCGTTACCAATAGGCAATTGACCGTTGGTTGGAGTGGCTGTAAGCCCAGTGCCACCATAAGCCACGCCAATTGCTGTGCCGTTCCAAGTTCCCGCCGCCAGCGTACCAACACCAGTAATACCAGTGTAAGAACCGCTCAAACGACCCGTAGGGAGCGTTCCAGAGGTGATGTTGGATGCATTGGTCGTGTCAGTTGTTGCAGAAGGTGCAAGACCTGATACAGCGCCAGAGGCAATGGCAATTGAGGTATTTGTTACGCCAGTCAGTTGACCCTGCGCATTTACCGTCAAAACAGGAACTTGAGAGGCAGAACCATAGGTTGCCGCAGTCACCGCTGTGTTGGTTATGCTAAAAACATTGCCTGCAAGAGTTAACCCTGTGCCAGCAGTGTAAACAGTTGCCGCACCAAACTGAGTAAACACCAAAGCAGTTGTGCCAATGGTGATGGGTAAAGCCGTTTGCTGAACCCATGATGTATTGGTGTTTACAGTACCAGCAAGCACCAAAACATAATCGCCTTGGTCAATTTCATTGGTTCCAGTGCCAGTGCTGTCGTAATCAGTAGCGCGAGTCAACACCCACGCCGTAGCGCCAGAACCTACAACAGTTACCGTATAGATGCCGTTATAAGCACCATTTGTCTCATCTTTAACCAAAATACGATTACCAACCGCTGGGGTTGAGCCATCAACCGACAACGCAGACAGGGGTATAGTTTTTGTCAGTGTTGCGCCAACACCAGATGCGCCATTGTTGTAAATTACAGTACCAAGGTCTGCGGTAGTTGCGTAGTTACAAGCCGCATGGAAATTAATACCAGATACAAGCGCATCAGCATATAACTTGTTGACAATGTCATTGTCGCTAACAGGCGCATTTGTAATCGTGCCAGAAGTCATTGCTACGCTGGTAAAAGTACCAGCCGCAGGCGTTGCACCGCCAATCGCAGAATTATTGATGGTTACGCCAGTAACCGTACCGCCTGTGATTGCAACGCCATTTGCATTTTGGGTAGACATAGTGCCTAACCCAGTGATTGATGTGCTAGGTATGGTGGTGCTGGCGGTCATTACGCCAGTGCCATTGCCATACACATAACCCGTCAACGAGGTTGCACCAGTTCCGCCGTTTGCGGCGTTTAAAGTTCCACCAAGAGTTATTGCTCCAGATTGCGCAGAAGATGGCGTAAAACCTGTTGTGCCTGCGCTAAAGGTTGAAACACCGCCAGCCAAAGTAAAAGCAGTCCATGTGCCAGAGGCGTAACCATAAAACGCATTGGTATCACTGTTGTAGCGAATCTGCCCAGACGTACCTACTGGTTGTTGGGCGGTCGTTCCAATAGGCACAACCATCCCGCCAGTGCCGGGCATCACCGTGTTGTCAGCCAAAGCAATTGTTGGGTTACCAGCCTGACCATCGCCATTTGTCAGCGTGATTTGATTTGACGTACCAGTAATGGTGCGAGGGTTAATGCTAGTGCCACCAAGAATTGCCAGCATTCCTGAGCCAGTCAGGTTAGCCAAAGTAGCAGGTAAACCGCTCAAGGCTAGTGTTGGGTTACCACCAGTGCCATCGGGGTTAGAAACGCTTAAACCGTTGCCAGAGACAGCAATTGACCGCGAGGCTACCGTAGATGCCGAATCCTTCACAATAATGCCACCAGCGGCGTTATCAAGGCTTAGGGCGGTATCTGTAAGATTTACCCTAAAAAAGGAGCCTGCGCCACCATCGGTAATAGACAAACCAGTGCCAGCGGTTACATAACGGCTATTAGGTAACGAAGTTTGCTGTGTTGCCGTTAAAAACGTCTGAGTCTGAGTAGGCTGGACGGCAATTGCGCCAGTCGTAGTCTGAACTGTCACTCCATTTTGGACAATAGGAACCGCCTCTGCGCCTGTTAAAGCGCCAGCGGTTGGGAGTTGGGTAATGACGACTTGTGCTGACATTTATGTACTCGTATTGTCTGGAGGGTTCGGAGCAATTGTGTCTTTGTTTCCAGTGCTTGTAGGAGTCTGAGTGTTCTGCTCCGTAGAAATTTGGAATTGGCTCGAACCATCAAGGTTTTTGCTACCTGTCATCAAGAAGTTGTCGTTTGCGGCAACGCTGACATCAGGACGTGGGAATCTAAGATTAATGCGCTCAGTCTTTCTAGCGGGAAGTCGATAAGGATCAAGTTGGTCTTTACACCCACGCTCCGCACAGACCCGTAAGCCGGGCGCGTTGGAGTCCGCCACCAATGTCACAAAAGGCACTTTCATCTTGCACCTATCACATACCGCAATGGCAACCGATGTCAAACCCATTGTGTCAAGAAAGACTGGCATTATCTTGTGTACACCGAAATGTTAGGGGCAAGGTAGATTGGCGACTTATCGCGCTCTTCCGCCTCGGCTTCAGAGTAGAAACGGTCAGCCATCTTCTCAAGGTATAAAGTTCGATCCGATGCTACTTGCGGTAATTCAAGGCTCATACGGTGAGCCAGCATAAACACAACAGCCTCATACCAGCGTTGTGGGACTTCTAATTCGTCAGTAAGCGCACCAACGTCCATGATCTGGCGCTGATACCACACCGTCATTTGAATGAACGGATCGCTTGGCGTAGGCCACAAATAAACCGTAGCCTGTGGGATTGTGCGGTCAAACCAAAATTGATAAGGCTGATTGGCTGTGAAATTCTTGTTTGGCAGATTGGTGTAGTCGTCACGGTTCAAGCGAGCCATTTGAATCTCGCGGCTGTTATTACCAAAGTACAACTCACGCAAAGCCAATGTTGTGCCGTTATATGCACGAATGCGGTAGTAGGCGACAGACTCGCCGGGGTCTATGTCAGTCCACACCCACTCATTGTTAGAAACCACAATGGTTCCTAAATCTTGCAACATAGTCCATGTTGAATTGTCTGTGGAGTATTCCAGTGCAATTGACCAAGTGGCTGATCCATTACTCGCTACATAGGGTAAAAAGCCAATAGAACCAATGTAAATGGGATTGCTAGAGCCAAAATTGACCGCAATATTGCCGTTTGTTGACGTTTGCTGGCAATAAGTATTGACATCGCCGTCATACACATTTGCCACCACACCGCCGGCAGAGGTTGTATATGCACCATTTGGACGGTTTATTGTGCGGTAAAGCACGTTCAAAACGTCAATACAGCCCAATGGCATAGAGTAAATGTACTGGTCAGCGTTCAGACCAAAGACTTTTTTGCTGATTGCCCAATAATTTATGCCAATGTTGGCAAGATGGGACAGCAAAAAGAAAAGTGATTGACGAGAAGAAAGAACCTGCTCAGAGGTTAATTCTTCGGCTAACTTTCCACACCGACGTGCGCCGTGATCTATCAGCGTTTGGACGTTGATAACGGTTGTGCCGACGGTTCCTGAGTAAGCCATTACCTATCCTTTTACCAACCGGGGCAGTCCCACCGCTTCAGCGATGCCTTAGCGCGTGGTGCGTCCCCTTTTGAATGTTCTACAACGCCGCTCATGCGTGCGCAAAATGAGTCTTTTCGAGCGCCACCTTTTGGCTGTGGAGCCTTTAAATGACTCCCAGTTTCACGGTTGTATTTTGCCCTACCTTTGGCTGTTAATCCAGCGCCTTTTTCAACAGACAACTTTTCACCGCGACCAACTGCAAGATTTACATTCTTCTTGCTCATTTTACTTTGGCTGTTTTGGCTGACTCTCGGAAGGCTTCAGCCGTTGGCGCACCTTTGCTACCAATTCGGCGCATTTTTTCGCCAGAGCCTTCAGCGATTCTTTCGCGTTTTGCATTAATGTTTTCATAGAGACCGCCTCCTTTAAATTTCTTTCCCTCATCAGCCTTGGCAAAATCTTTGCCGACTTTTGTGGGAATACCGACCTTCTTAGCGAACGCAGGGTTATGCGCTACCGCCTCCATCAAACGATGCTGGGAAGGAGATTTGCTTGGCATGGTTAGATAACAGGATTAACGTAATGTTTTTGCATTTCCAGAACTACGGTGTAGGTATCGCCTGCGGCTCCATCTAACGTAGAAAAAGAAATTGAACCAGTTTTTCCTGCGCCAGCGTTGTTAGTCAATCCGCCAAAAGAGGAAAAATCTTGCGTGTATTGGCTGTTTTGCGGAATGGTTTCAATAACCACAGGAGCAGTAGCAACCCAGTTCATTTGAACTTCAAGTCCATGCGTCAAGGAAGTTACCTTGAGAATGCTCACAGCATCGCAAGCACCACCAGCGTTAGATGGCAACAAGTTAGCAGGATTGACTTTGACGACGTTGGTTTCATTTTCTGTCGCGCCCATCGTTGCATAGAACTTCATAATGGCGACTCTTTCGCCATCAAACAATGTTTGTGATGTAGCCGTGATAGCCATATAAATCTCCAATTAGAAGTGGGAGCCGAAGCCCCCACTCGTTTTCAACAAGCGCGTCCGCCGCGTTTCTTTCCTGCTGGCGTAACAGTTACAGACTTTTCAGTCTGCGTTACAGCACCCGGTGCTTTGTTTGCACGATCTGCCCTTATCTTGTCAGCCATGTATCTACGAGACTCGCCCTCAAACAACTTCTTGCGCTCATCGCCCTTGAAGTAACCCTCTGGGTCAAAAGAACGCATAACGTGCTGTCCAAGACTCTTGAGCGGGTCAAGAATCATGTTGCGCATTGACTCGTTTTCTGCCCTTTCATTGGCATAGTGAGCGTCATACGCGCCATTGGACATATCTTCCAACTCTTTGGTAGAAGGAGTACCACCACCAGCCATGCGTTTAGGCGAACCATATTTCAGGTTGCTATCTTTTTTGGCATCTCGCATGGACATAAAGTTCTCCGCGGCGTTGTTTTTCAACAAGCGTGCTTCCGCAGGAGTTACCTTACCGCCCTTTTTGTAAGTGCCAGATAAGCGACTAATTGCTACTGGTGCAGGGACTGGCTTATTGCCTTGCGGCATTGCGACGGCGCGACCTGAATCAACAGTTCCCCCCGTCGCGTAGGCTTTTTTTGAGGTTTTGCCCCCCATTTTGAAACCACCAGCATTACCGTTGCGCACTCCGCCTGTTACAGCCTTAGAGCGATCAGGTTTTGCTTGATGCATCAGCGTAGTGTCATATGAGCCACTTGTAGTCTCTGAAGGAATAGCGCCACCAGTTGCATAACCGCCAGCATTGGACTTAGCCACGCCACCAGTTGCATACTTGGTCTTTCCACCCTTTTTGAAGCCACCAGCGTTGCCATAACGCACGCCACCAGTTTTTGCTGGTGAATTGTCAGGCTTGGCTTGATGAACTAATGTGGTGTCATAAGAACCAGAAGTCGTTTCGCTAGGAATCGAACCGCCAGTTGCAAACTTCTTACCAGCCATTGCCTTCTTGATCATTTTGCGATCTTGAGCGGCATCATCGTGCTTCTCAGTCTTGCCACCGCGCTTCATCATAGGCATTCCCATTGGGGGGCCTGACGGCGTGACAGCAGGCTTTGCCATCATCGCTTTACGACGCATAGCCATTGAGGGCTTCATAGGGGTGCGCACTGGAGCGTTAACAGCAGGACGACCCAACAAAGCAGGTGTTCCAGCCATCATGTCCATAGCGCCACCACCCATAGCCATCTTCTTGGCTTTAGTGGTGCTACCGCCCTTTTTCATTTTGACTGCTCCGCCTTTAGCGAGTTTTAACTCCACTGTAGGC